TAACTTAAAAAAAGATTTCGCTATTAAGTTAGAGGAAATACAGGCTTTGTATTTGGAAGTTAAACAACAAAGAAATTTAGCTGAAAAATATGAACTAGAAAACAAACATTTAAAACAACAAATAAAACAATTAGAACAAGACGCTGAAGAAATGCTCTTGTATCCCTAAGGAGATAATTATGTTAATTTTTGGAAAATCAAAATCAGATTGGAAAGTATTAGAACTTCATTACAGACGAGAATGGATTTGCTTTGTAGTAGGATTTATATTAGGAGTTATATTGATATGAGTCTAAGCAATAAATCTTATGAAGAATTAGAAAAAGCCTCACAAGATTGGGCTGAATGGCATAAGAAAGTAATCATACTTGATGAGGGTCGTAAAGCTACATTCAGTAAAGTATTCTTAAAACATAAATTAGATTCTAAAAGTATTACTGAGGCAGAGCATAAAAGTCGAGTAGATGAAGAATATACAAAAATTGTAAAAGATTATGCTAATGCAGAGGAAGAATTAATTAAAGCTAGATACCATTATAATAATTTAGATAAGTATGTAAGTCTTAAACAATCTGAATTAAAAAGAGATTTAGCTTTGAACAATAAGGTTTAATGAATTCTACTAACGATATATTGATTTGCTCCCCATATATGAGTTTAGTAGATAGAGCCATCAGCGAGAGTTGGTGGCTTGTTAAAAAGAATTTTGGGAAGAATAACGATAGTTTATATAAACGGCTATCACTTTGAATTGACCCAAAATAGCTAGGGTGGATTTGATCTCTCTCTTTACCACCCTAGTTTCTAGTAATATCAAAATGTTTTAAATCAGTATCTTCGTGGATTCCTGTATAAGAGTATTCGTAATTAATTAAATCAACATCACTTCGTTTTTTTATTTCTTCGACCATATCATTAACTTTAGTAAAGTATGGAAAAGTGTCTATGAATCTAAAATTAACATAAGAACCATAAGGATTGTTATTGGTTTCTAATTGTAGTTCTAGGTCTGTTATAACGAAATCAACTTTTACTTTGTCCATTAGGACACTATACTATTTCTTACGCATGATGTCTGCACCTTTAAGACCATAGATCGCAGAAACTACTCCAATAAAAATAGCTTGATACCAATAAGGAAGCTGATTAAAATACTCAAAAAATAAATCTAGTTTATTACGAATTTCAACATCGTCAGAGAAGATAGACCAACCCAATATAAGAATAGGAATAGATATAAGAATAAGGACAAATTCGTCTTTGAAACCATTGTCATTACTTTCAATAACTTTTGCTTTATATTCAATTTCGCCTTTACTCATTTTCTCTGCATGAAGCATTTGAGCATCAGACAGTAATTGTTTTGTTCGTTGTTTATTTTGGTAAATCTTAGCCCCTGTCTTTACACCCAACGATAATAAATTCAACCACATTTTAATTCCTTTGCTAGTTCACAATAATGAATTATTTTATCATATCTTTCTCTAGGATTCTCGCCTTTTTTATTCCTAACTGCATATTTAACTATATTGCCATCTATGAAGTCTAAATTATGCGATACAATGAGTTCTATTGGCTGTACTTTGCCTTTGTAATGGTTGCCACCTATTTGCTTATCAGTAGCACTCTCTGTGGCTCTCTGTGGCTTCTTGTGGGTCATTTAGAGTAATTTACCTATCCATTTGCCAGATTTATCCTTAATAAAAGGTTCTATTATTGGAAGTCCATTTTTAATAACAGAACAGCCTATAAGTGGTCTAGCTTTTTGAACTTTATTATATCTAAATGCGAGAGATTTATTATCTATCATGCAACCAACTTGGAGTCCGTAATATAGGCCTAAACTATTGCCGTACCATCTACAGCCCATTGAACTATGATAGTGTCCCTGAACACAACTCATTCCCATGCTTTGTGCTAACTTTAATACATCAGCAGTTTTACCATGACAAAAATAAACCTTACCAAGTGGTGTATCTATTGTTAAATCATCATGCCATTTCCAGCCTTTTCCTACTTCTAAAAATTCATTATAGTTTCTTAAATATGCTTTTGGTATTCCGTGTTTTAATGCTTTTCTAAAAACTAAACTTCCGTGATTAGAGTCCATCAAATCCATTTGTGGAAATAATTTTTCTAATTCATGTATAGTAGGTAAAGATAATTTTAATTCATCTCCAGCACTAGGAAGATCAGGGTCAGAGTCGTGAAATGATAATGCGTGTTTATCTAATTCATCTCCAATATGAATTACTTTATCAAATGAATATTTTTTCTTTAACAGTTTTAAGTAAGGTATTAATTCTGGTACATGGTAGGGTATGTGAGTATCGCTAATAATCAAAACTGATTTATAAATCATACAATTATGTGTTGTATATTATTTAGATAAAAAGTAAAGCACTTGGGCTAGAAATATAACAGCTACTGCACCTACGCCATATAATATTTTATTACTTAGATTATCAAATTTGTTATCTAACTTTTGATCTATCTTTTCAATATCTTCGTGCATATGTGCAAGATGATTATTTTTAATTGTAGATATATCTTTTTTTAATCCTGTGACATGACCATACAACGATACGATATGTTCGCCTGTTGTCTTTGGTCTTTTAGTCATTAGCTTTGATCTACTTTCTCTAATACTAATTCAAACCCACCAGATATTGCTGATGTTGAACTTGCTTTTGCGATTAGTTCTAAATCTGTTTTTTCTGTAAATTTTACAGGAATAAAATAATTCTTTTCTACAAAGCCACCTCTAGTAGTTACAAATGCTTTAGTATTCCAAACATCTCCATTATCTATTTCTTTAGCAATCAATCTAATTTCATTTTCTAAATCTTTAGAACTTCCTACATCTATTTGCATTAAGTAAGCATTATATTTTCTTGGAACTGTATATAGTGCCATAAGTGTTTGACCATAACCAATACGAATTTGAGCAACAGTTGTAGATGATACTGTTATTGTAATTGTTCCAACATTTGTATTTCCTGTATTTGCAGAAATCATTACTGCTCTAAATACTCTTATAAAAGATACTGTTCCAGCACTACCACCAATAGTCAAAGTTTCTTCTGCTAAATCATAATTAGAATCTAAGCCAAATATTTTAACTGTTCCTGTATTATCATCTGAATCTGATGAAGTTGCAGTAGCAGTACCAGAAGAAGATGGGTAAGTGTATGTGTTATTCCCGTCCCATACTGTTTCAAATGCACCACTTCCTACAGCAGTATTTAAACCAAATTTATGAACACCACTAAAATTATTAATCAATCCTTTTTGGATTGCTAGACCTATTGGTAAATTTGTTAAGTGATTTAAACTCATTTCTTTTTCCTTGTCTTTCTTCTGAGGTCAATATCATGTTTTCTACTTCCTCTCAAGAATGAATTAACTCTGGCCATTGACCAACCAGCCATAGATATTTTTGGTCTTGAACCAGATGACAGCCAAGCACCTTGTCCTCTACGATAAACTTTCTTTAATTGTCCTAATGTAATATTTTTTCTTTTCTTTGCTTTTGCTCTAAGTGTAGAAATAACTTGAGCAGATAATGGTTTTCTTCTTACAGCCATTATTTTACTCTTGCTTTAAACATTGATAAAGGAATAGTAGCACCAGATTTATATAGACCTGACATTTTCTTTAATAATTTTGATCTTGATGATCGCTTTTTACCTTTAAGACCAGATAGGTACTTCTTAGGTATTTTAGTCTTCTTATCTTTTGCTACTTTCCTTTTTTTCATTACTTCTTCTTTTTAGCTTTTTTCTTTTTTTTCTTCATTGGTGGTCTTCCTCTTTTAGACCCATAAGTTCCTTTTCCCATTGGCATGATAAACTCCTATTAGTTAGTTAGTTTTCCACCTGACCATTTTGCTTCAGGTAATCCATTAGTATATGATTTGCCATCAAATGTTAATACTTGTTTTCTATTTGAGCCATCTTTATATGAAACATGAATCCACCCACTATTAGCTTCGCCTGTGTAATATTCTAAGATTAGTTGGTCAAAGTCACAATGGTTTTCAATCCACAAAGCTACTTCTAAATTAGATACTCCAGCTATTTCAAAATCAGTTGCGTTTCCTGTAGTGTGTTGTGATGTTTTTTTACTGCCTATTGCTTCGCATAATTCTTCTGATCTATAACCAGATGTAATTGTTACAGGCTTATCAAACTTTATTCTTACAGGCTCAAGTATTTCATAACAAAGGTCGCCTAAGTTTTTTATTTCTCCAGCACCAGCTTTATTCTTAATACCTTTTCTTGTAGCAGTTTGTGATTTTTCAAATTCTTCTAATGTAAAATGTTTAGATAATTGCATAATTACCTCGCTGTTGTTGGGATTCCTGTAGATGTAGTAAAAGGGGAAGATGCAAAGCACATGTAGATGTATGAACCACCAGAAATATTTTTATCATCATTTGTATCTCTTAATTTGAAACCATTAGATAAAAAATCTCCACCTGTTTGAGTATCTTCTGCATTAGATAGATTTGCTCTTAATCTTGCATCTGCCACATTAAATGAATCTCTTGTATTATCATATATTACCCAATTTTGAGTAGCATCTGTTCTTTTAACCATAACAAAAGCTGGTTTAAATCCGAGATGAATGTAGCTTCCGTCACTCGAACCATTTCCAACATAGCTTCCGAATTTAGAAAACGATTTGACCTCGCTAAAGCAGTAGGCTATGTAATTTGCACTAGAACCATTTACTTTGTTATCAGTAGAAACAGTAAAAACACTAGATGTTGGAGATGTGTCATTAAAAATATCACTCGCAGTTGATTCTGCATCTGTAGAGTTTAATTTTAAAAATTTTGTATAACCTATTGAATTATGACCAACAATCCAATTAACAGCACCACCTCTATTTTTAATAATTATCATTTTAGGTGCAGAACCTAACCCATGACCAACTGTAGCATTACTTCCTGTTCCTGTATAAGACACAATACTAAATCCACTTGTAGTATTAGCACTAACAGTTGAGGTTATGCTTCCATCTGTGTTTGATGCAGTTGTGTTTGAGGCTAACCAATTCCATGATACCATAGTATTACCAGAACCATTATTTCCAGCAGCACTTCCTAAAGTAAATCCATCACTATCAAAAGAAGTAACTGTATCTGTATTTGTTCCTTCACTATCAGTACTATCTGATTTTAAAAATTTTCCTGTTCCTGTTATAGCATTAAATAAATAATGGCTATAAGTTCCATTTCTTTGTTTATTCCAAATAAAATCTGGTTGAAATCCAACTCCTGTGATAGCATTTGTTGAACCATTACCTGTATAAAGTTTAGTATTAAAATAGTCTGTTGGTTTATCTATATCTGTGTAAGC